CTCGAACGCATTTTTCCACACAATTTATGAAATTAGGAAATGGCGAGACAGCCAAAACCGACAGCCCTAAAAATTCTACACGGTGATTTTGCCAAGAATCCCAAACGCAGGAACAAGGCAGAGCCGCAAGTGCCCGCCGAAACTCCGGACTGTCCAGCATGGATGAAGGGTGATGCTCGAAAAGAGTGGATCAGGATCATGGCGGAAATTAAATCCATGAAAGTGATGACACTTCCTGATCGTGCCGCGATGGAACAGTATTGCGTTTTGTACGGGACTTGGAGAGACGCATTGAGGGCAGTGGCAAGGGAGGGGGCTGTTCTGAGTTCAGAGCATGGATCGTACGAAAACCCATCGTCGAAAATCGCCCTGAGATGCTCGGCGGAAATGCACAAATATCTTTGCCAGTTCGGACTAACTCCGGCCTCAAGATCACGGGTAAACGTGACACAAGAAACGGCACCAGCAAGGATGAGAAGACAGCGTTGAAAATCGACAAAGTCACAAAGCGATGGATTCGAAACGAAGCCGACGAAAGAGCGGCTGCGAACGGATGCCGCATGGACGAAGCTCGTGGCCAGTTCGTGATTGACTGGGCGCGTGACAATCTTGTTCTGTGGGAAGGTGACTGTGCTGGGCTGCCACTGATTGCAAGCGACTGGCAGGCTGATTGTGCAATGCGTTTGTTCGGCTGGGTTAAGATGTCCGCCCGGTGGAAACGCGAGGTGCGGCGATTCCGAGAGGCGTTGATTGGCAAGCCGAAGAAGAACAAGAAGTCGCCAACCGTTGCGTGGTGGGATCTTTACCTGTTGGATGGTGACGGAGAGCCAGGGCAAAACGTTTACACGGCAGCCAAAGACGGGCAGCAGGCTCGGATTGTTCAAGGCCACGCAATCAAGATGGTTCAGGCATCGCCAACGCTGTCGGCTTACATGCGGATTAACAAAACGGATTCAAGCATTACGGTCGACGAAACAAACTCGGCAATGCGAATTCTGAGCAGCGACAACGTTGCCTCTCAGAAGTCGAAGGAAGGGCTGAACGGATCATGCTCGGTGGACGAAATTCACGTCGTCGACGCCGAGTTCATGAAGCGAATCAGCCGCATGGGCATCAGTCGTTCGGAGCCTATGATTATCCAAGTCACAACAGCGGGAAACGATCCAACAAGCTACGGCAAGCAGCGTTACGACTACGGCAAGCGGGTCGAGTCCGGAGCATTCGAAAACGAGTCATTTTTCTTCGACTGGCATGAGGCTCCATTTGATCTGACCGACGATGATTTGAAGAAAGACCCGATCAAGTTTGGCATGATGGCCAATCCCGCGTGGGGCCACACTGTCGGAGAAGAGGAATTCATTTCAGACCTGCAGAGCTGCGATACCCCGTCAGCGTTGCGAACGTTCAAAATGTACCGGCTGAACATCTGGCAGCAGTCATCGAACCCGTTTTTGCAGGCTCACGACTGGGGAGCCTGTCAGCGTGAAGTGTCGTGGGATCATCTGGAGACGTTGCCATGCTGGGCGGGGCTGGACCTGTCGCGAACTCGCGACTTGACGGCACTCTGTCTTTGCTTCAAAGACCATGACGGCACGCTGCACTTTCGGTGGTGGTTCTGGATGCCTGAAGACACGGCAAAACAGCGTGTTGCAGCGGCTCCATTTACTGACTGGGAGCATGATGAAAAGGCTCAATTGACCCTGACAGATGGCGACTGGATCGACTATGATTATGTCTGGTCAACGCTGTGCGAAATTGGACAACGGTTTCAGATCCAAAAACTACTTTACGACAAGCGATTCGCAGACTATCTAATTCAGCGTGTTATGGTTGGAGAGCAGAACAGCGACGGGACGTGGAAGCATCGGCCTGCAGAGTTTCCGATTGAGGAATGTGGACAAGGCCCGTTTATTTTGAATGAGCCGATCGAAGAATTCGAAAAGCTGGTGATGTCTCACAAGTTGACGCATGATGGAAACCCAATAGCCGCATGGCAGGCCAGCAACGTGACAAGGGGGAAGAATGGCCTGCTCTGCAAACCTAACGGCAAAGACGATGTCAGGACAATCGACGGAATGCAGGCAGCCGTCATGGCTCTTGCTGGTGTCGAAAAAGGTGAGTCAAGCTTTGCATATTCCACCGCCGGTTCAGGCGTCGTTCTTTTCTAAGGTGCTTTGAATGTACGGCGTTTCTGAAATCATCGCGAATCCATCCCCGATCGGCAGCGGTCTGCAGAACTTGTCGGCGCGTGACGCTGGCGGCTGGACTTCGATTGTCGGTGGCGGCAAGTCATCAGCAGGCGTCCGGGTTACTCCCATGTCAGCGATGGGGTATCCACCGCTCTGGCGTGCAATCAACCTAATCAGTTCGCGGGTGTCGTGCTTGCCGTTTGACTGCTTCAAGCGAGATGGAAGCGATCGGCAATATGATGAGCAGCATCCGGCCAACGTTATGTTTTCCGGTGACATGAACGAAAACATGGACGCGGGCACGTTCATTGAAGTCATCACGGCAATGGCTGCACTGTATGGAAACGGGTACGCAGTGATCGACAGAGACTCACGCGGCAATCCGCTTGAAATGTATTTGCTCGATCCGCAGAAGACATTCCCGGCCATGTATGACGGCGTTTTGTGGTACGTCACGCGAATCGAAAGTGAGGAAATCCGATTTCCGCAGAGAGACGTTTACCACTACAAAGGATTAAGCCACAACGGCATTCAGGGCATGAATGTCATTGACATCATGAAAGACGCCCTTGGCGTCGGCATGGCGGCTCAGCAATTCGGCGGGCGATTCTTCGGGCAGGGGTCAAACGCTGGCGGCATTCTAATGATTCCTGGGCACTTCAGCGAAGAAAAGATCAGGAACACCATCGACGCATGGGAGAAGATGACGCAGGGGCTGCAGAAGGCTCACAAGGTTGCACTGCTGCAGGACGGGGCGAAGTTCCAGCAACTGACGATTACGAACGATCAGGCCCAGTTCCTTGAGACGCGGCAATACGAAATCCGGGCGACGGTCGGAAACATCTACGGCATCCCACCGCACAAGCTGGGCGACGATACCCGCACGAGCCACAACAGTTTGGAGTCAGAGAATCAATCCCTGCTCGATGACTGCCTCAACGTCTGGCTGAAGCGACACGAGCGAGAGGCAAAGCGGAAACTTTTGAATGATCGGCAGCGGAAAAACAATACTCATTTCTTTGAGTTTAACCGCGAAGCTCTAATTCAAATGAGCTTTGAGACAAAAGTCAACGGAATCTATCGTCAGACGGAAATGGGCCTGATCACATTGAATGAAGGCCGGAGAATGATGAACATGCCTGACATTGGACCTGACGGAGATAAGCGATTTCATCCGGCAAACTGGATGGAGGACGGTATTGAACCGGCTCAGAAGCCTGCTCAACCCATGCAGAACCCCGCGAAAAGTCCAGACAAAACACCACCTGAAACGCCACAGAACAACGTTTTGCGGGCCATGATTGCCAGTTCCGTGACAAACGCTCTACGGATTGAGTCTGACCGTGTTGTTCGTGCTGCGAAGCGGCCTGATGCGTTTTTGTCGTCAGTCGATGCAATCTACGAAACATGGACTGACACATTTACGGCGGATCTCGGCTGGCAGTCGGCTGATACGGTCGTGGCGATTGCCAAGCATACAGAGGAAAGCAAACGTCAAGTCATGGACGTGGCTGGAGTGGCGACAAGTTCGACGCTGGAGACTCACGTCAGGGATCTGGTTGCGTGCTGGTCTGATCGTGGGCAAATTCTGGTTGATAATCTTTTGAAGGCGGCAGTGAAATGAGACCACAAACAAAACTCACGGCAACGATTCCATCGCTGCGAGATTCCGTATTTGATTCGAACTTCAAAATCACTTGCTCAGTTCAGGCGGACGGCGTAGACGTGTGGCTTCATGGCATCGTCGGCGACGAATACACGCAAACGGACTCGGCATCGATCAGCAAAGTGCTGATGTCAAATCGTGGCAAACCTTTGAACCTTTACGTTAATTCCCCTGGCGGGCTGGCCTATGACGGGGTCGCCATTTTTAACGCGATTCAGGCACACACTGGACCGACAATCGGCATCATTGAGGGGCTGGCAGGATCGGCAGCCAGTCTCGCTGTGATGGCGTGCGATACTATCAAGGCTTATGCTACGAGCAAGTTCCATCCGCACTATTCGCTGTGCATCGCGATGGGCCATAAGGCTGACATTGCAGACACGCTGCTGATGATGGAAAAGCTTGACGCGGATCTCGAACAACTGTACGCGACTCGCACTGGCAACTCAGTGGAGGTCACGAAGTCGCATCTGATCGGGCCACATGGCGACGGAACGCACTTCACAGCGGCTGAAGCAAAGGCGGCAGGCTATGTTGATGAGGTGATTCAGATCACCGGCAAGGCTCCGCAGGGCAGCAAGCCAAAGAACTCTGTCAGTGCCGATCGTTTGCGAATGTGGAAACGAGCATTGACACGGTGACATTCATCCGCTAACAATTCACGCATCAGCTCAGCGATCCATGAGGACACGCGGGCAAATTTCGATCTGATGTTCATGAGAAGCGTCAATCGTTTTCAGTCTTGGTATTTCCAACACTGTCAGCGACTGACGCTTTTTCTGTTGGTCCTGACGCAAAGTTAAAGGATCAAACACAGTGGACGAATTTCAGAAACTTGTTGGCGAGCGAACCACGCTACTCGATCAGGCTCAGGCACTGGTTGACGCAGGCGTAACGGCTGGCTCACTCAGCGAAGACGATGACAAGAAGATCGGCGAGTTGCACGCTCAGGCAGAAGCCCTGACTGCAAAAATCAATGATCTTCAGGCCGCAAACGATCGAGCCGCAAAAGCTCAGGACGCTCAGAACAAGCTGAAGGCAACTCGCCTGAATCCGCTCGTGAACCGAATCAAAATGATCGGCACGAATGCTCCTGCAATGCCATCGAATGGCGGCAACGGTGCGTTTAAGCTGCCCGCCAATGTTCGCCGGGCAAACCCAAGCAACTTCGCGCCGCACGCTGACGAAGCAGGACGGCAGCCAGTTGAACGTGCCTACCGTTTCGGCCAGTGGGCACTCGCCACCGCCACAATGTGTATGCCGGGCAAGTTCCAGTTTTACAACTCGGTTGAGTTCTGTCAGCAAAACGGACTGATGAACGTCCACGGCGAAGGTGGTGGCGACGTTTCCGGGGCTGGCATTTTCGTTCCGGACGAATTTTCGACGGACATCATCAGGCTTGTCGAGCAATACGGCGTTCTGCGTCGGCTCGTCCCGGCAACATTAATGACTTCGGAAACAAAGACGACTCCGCGACGTGTCGGCGGGCTGACTGCCTATGCAGTCGGTGAAAATTCAGCCGGAACAGAGTCAGACGCTGAATGGAACGAAGTCAAGCTCGTTGCCAAAAAGTGGATGGTTCTCACTCGCATGAGTAACGAACTGGCCGAAGATTCCGTGGTATCGATCGCCAACGAATTGATCCGCGAAATTGCTCTGGCATTTGCTTATGCCGAAGACTTGGCGGGCTTTACAGGAACCGGCACATCGACGTTTAACGGCATTGTGGGAATTCTCACGAAGCTGGACACGCTGACGGCTGGAACTGCTCCGGGCCTGATTCTTGGTGCGGGCAATGCCTACAGCGAACTAACGCTGGCAAACTTCAGCAGCGTTGTGGCTGCTTTGCCACAATACGCTGCCGCAAGCCCTCGCTGGACCTGCCATCGCACGTTTTTCTACAACGTGATGCAGCCTTTGGCTCTGGCTGCTGGCGGAACGACTGCGGCCGACATTGCCAACGGCATCGCAGCACAGTTTCTTGGGTACGCTGTTGAGTTTTCTCAGGTAATGCCATCGGTGGCGGCAAACAGTCAGATTCCTGTCATCTTTGGCGATCTCGCACTAGGTTGCCAGTTTGGTGATCGTCGCATGATGAACATTGAATTCAGCGATCAGGTTTCCGTTGGCGGCCAGTCCGTTTGGGAACGCGATCAGATCGCAGTGAAGGCAACCAGCCGAAACGATTTCGTGTGCCACGACTTCGGAACCAACTCGGCTGCAGGGCCGATTGTTGGTTTGGAAATGGCCGGAAGCTAATCGACGGCTGACACGATACGCGGGGCTTCGCGTTGAAGCCCCGCATTCTTTGCGAATAATCCTGTAAGGGGAAACCATAGTGAACAATCTGGACTTCAAACTTGTAAGCATCACGCCACCAGCGGCGATCTCGGACAATGCCACGCTGACAACTGGCGAGATTGACACCCTTGGCTGGTCATACCTGACCATTGTTGTCTACGAAGGTGCGACAGACATTGCAATGGCTGCATTGTCTGTTACGCAGTCCGATACCGCAGGCAGCGGCCACGCCAACGTGACCGGACTCATCTGGGGCACATCAACAAACATCGACGGCAGCACGTCAGCCCTGCCTTCTGCAACCGATGACAACTTGTTCCAAGTTGCTCAGATCGACCTGAAGGGCAAAAAGCGTTACATCGACGTGACAGCCACGACTGGCGACGGTGCCGCCGGAACTTACATCGCAATTCTCGGCATTCTGAGCCGTCCACAGGTTTCACCGATTTCAGCATCTGAAGCCGGTGCAAACGAAATCCTGCGAGCGTAATCATGCACACAATCACGTTCCTCCGTGGTTGGCAAGGGCGGGCCGTGGGGTCGCAAGACTCCCGGCTACCTCTTGGCATCATGAAAACTCTGGTTATGGCCGGGACTGCTGAGTTCACGACTCAGGGCATTCAGCCTCAGCATCAAGCAAAAAAGCATCGATCGAAACGATGAGCACAACCTACAAAGTCACGACGGAGCCGACGACTGAGCCAATCACATTGGACCAGTTCAAAGACGCCCTGCGCGTGACTGGTTGCGACTTTGATGAGCAGCTCACCGAACTGCTGAAAGTGTGCCGCAAGCAGGTCGAGCACGACAGCTATCGGAAGCTGATTACGCAAACCGTTACATTGTACATGGACGACTTTCCGGATGAGGACGAAATTGAAATTCGTCTTGCTCCGGTGTCGGCCATCAACTTCGTGAAGTATTACGACGAATCAGAAACGCTGCAGACGTTGCCAGTTGGTGACTACTGGACGAATCTGATCGAAACACCGCCGGAGATCGAACTGAAGCTTGGTTACTCATGGCCGATGGTTCAAATCGAGCGGCCAAACGCAGTTCAGGTCGAAATGGTTTGCGGATACGGGGCAGCGTTAGCCGTTCCTGTTGAAGCAAAGCTGGCAATCAAAGAACTGGGCAAGATGAACTGGAAGGACTGCACAGGAAGCCGGGCAGTCTATGACAGGCTAATGAATCAGTTGGCGTGGACGGGTTATGGAGTGGCACAGGGATGACATGCCTTTCCGAGTATGACAAGAGGGTGACGATTCAAAAAGCTGTTGGCACTGCAGACGCTCACGGTCACGTCGATCTGACGACGGCAAGCAACTGGCAAACCTATGCCACAGCGTTTTGTAAAGTCATCACAAAGGGCGGTCGAGAGTTCTGGAAGGTGCAGCAGGTTAACGCTGACACAGATCAGGCGTGGACAACGCAATGGTCAAAGACCATGCAAAACGTCACCCCTGACATGCGGTTGATCTTCGAGGGCAACACATACGAGATTCTTACAGCAATTGATGTGAACATGGACCACGAAGAGATTCAGATTCTGACACGTCGTAAGGTGGTGTGATGTCTTGTGAGGTGCTTGGAGTAAAGCAACTACAGAAAACGCTAGACAGGCTGAAGGCTTCGGTGCAAAACAAACTGGAGCGATTGGCCGTTGTCGCGTCACTAAGAGTGACGGCAAAAGCAATAAAGTCAGAAGTGCCGTCAGCGTGGAAAGAAGGACGCAAGGCAATCGGGTGGAGCTTTGTTCGCGGCAAGGGAAAGTTAGTCGGCACCACGTTTGCGAAAGCTGGCGTGGGTGCTGGGATCAAAAAGAAGACTAGAGACAAGCGAGAGACTACAAAAAAGAGTCGAAGCGGACGCAAAGGGGTCGGAATCGGAGTAGCGAATTTGCACTGGTTTGTGCTTGGGACTCGGGAGCGAGAAACAGGATCGAAGAGAGTCGGAGCACATCGCAGAGGCGTAGTAAATAAGCGGGTGGCAACAGGTAAAAAAGTGCAAAAAACAGGGCGGCTCCAGCCAAACCCAATCGTGCAGCGCGGAGCAAATAAAAGCCGATCGGCGGCACTGCAAGCAATGGCAGACAACTTTAAAGCGGGAATCGAAAGAGAAGCAGTTAAGAAATGAAAAGCGGACTGGTGGCACTGCTGGCAAGTGAATCGACGGTCAACGCAATCTGCGGATCGCGAATCTACGTCAGCAAGGCACCCCAGAAGGCTGCGTTTCCTCACATTGTAATCACTCAAATGAGCAGTGAGGAGAATGGAAGCATTGATGGCGGTTCAGGTCAACTAAGGTTCATAAGCTTTGACATCGACTCTAGAGCAACGACGAGCGTAAAGGCAGAGGAACTAGGGACAGCCGTCAGGACGTTTATCGATGACTATTCTGGCGCGGCCGGAAGCTACACGATCGGGTGCGTAATAGTAAACAACGAAATGGACGACTTCGAGCCACCGCAAGACGGTTCCGATATTGGCGTTCATGTCGTTACGCTGGATTTGGAAGTTCAATTCAACACATAGGAGGCCCGACGTGGCGAAAATCAAGGTCAAGGGAACAATCATCAAGCAGACAATTTCCAGCACGCTGACGGCGGTCGCTCAGATCACGGAGTTCAATCACTCTGGAGCCGAGTCAGAGACATTCGACGCGACAACGTTGGACACATCCGGTGCAGGGAAAGAATACAGTCAAACCGGCTATGCCGAAGGCGGCTCGTTTGGCTTCAACATGTTTTATGATCCAGCACTTGCCGGGCACAAAGCCATCACGGCGTTAGTGACTACGCCGGCCAGTTGCGTTTGGAACATCACGTTTGCGGATGCTGCACCTACTACATGTGCATTCACATCGGCTGGAATTGGGTTTGGCTTAACAGGCGCAATGAATGACGGATTGAAAGCTGATGTAAACTTGAAACTCACGGGGCTGTTTACTTACAGCGTGTAACGGGACAAATTAGCAATGCAAATCAGGTTTATCAGGTCCGACCTGCAAGTGTCGGAAGCTTTCGATACAGAGCAGTTCTCAGACAGAATTGACAGGGCTTCGGGGCGTCCGCATTGGAAACTAGGTGCCGTGATTGACGAGACGGAATTCGCCACCCAAGTGCTTGTTGGAAATGGCGATGCAGAGCCAGCGGATTTAGAAGCCGAGAAGGCGTGCCCGCAGTGGGCGATTAACCGGGAAAATGTTTTGTTGTCGCGTGAAATGCTTGCAAAGGGAATCGACCCAATAGGCGAAGACAGGGAACGCTTCCGCAACGGTGAACTTCTCGGATATGACGCGAATGGTGATGATATTCCCGGCCCAAACTGGGTTGAGCCGGAACATGAAGAGGATGAGCAGGAATAAATATGAGAGTCGTTGCAACTGCAAATGAGTTTCTCACATCACCGGCAATGGACAGGCAAAAGGTCGATGTGCCAGTTCCGGAGTTAGGTGAGGGAAAGGTTATTCCAATTTGGGGAATGACACCGAAAGAAAGAACAGATTTCGACGATCGTATTTCACGGATGAGCAAGGCGAAGAAAGAGCAATACAAAAAGGAAGTCCGTGAAAGGCTTCTGGTCGAGTGCTGCCGAAACGATGACGGCGTTCAGTTGTTCACGCTCGATCAGATCGCACAGTTAGGGCAGCGACGCGGCGATGTGGTCGAGCGGCTCGTTAATGTCGCAATCAAGCTTTCAGGGTTTAGCGGGCAAGACATTGAGACGCTCGCAAAAAACTCCGAAGAAGCCCCCGAAGGCTGACGGCACTTCGGCTGGCTGAACATGTCGCAAAGACGACAGACGTTGATCAGATGCTGTCTGTGATGTCTCACGATCAGTTCGACGAGTGGTGTGCAAAAGACATTGTCGATCCCATCGGAGCCAGTGGAACCAATGAAATCCTGATGCGATTGGCAATGGTTGTGGCAATTGCCTGCGGTTACAAAGACGCGAAGCTAAATGACTTCGCAACGTGGGTTGAAATTGCCGGGGATGTGCCGAACAACGCTGCCGCAATCGCAGCACTAGAAGCAATCGGAGCGAGGCGGATTTAATGGCAAACGCTGGTGACTTAGTCGTAAGGCTCGGGCTGAATTCCAACCCACTGACGCAAGGTCTCGCAAAGGCTAGCACCGGAGTCAAAGGGTTCGCAGACTCAGCGTCAACGTGGCTGAATCCAGTGACGGCGACATTTACCGCGATGGCTGCCGCCGCTGCCGCAACAGGTTTGAGCATTTTTGGAATCTCGCAACGTATCGAAACACTGGCCGGAGTCGTCGACAAGGCAAACCAAACCGGGCTGTCTGCAGAGTTCATTCAGCAGCTTGGCTTTGCTGCCGATCAGTCCGGAGTTTCTGTCGACGGGCTGCTTGGTGGGCTTGCAAAGATGACAATCGAACTGGGCAAGACGCAGTTAAACAGTGAGGAAACTTCAAACAACCTAAAGCAAATCGGGCTTGAAGCATCATCGCTGGCAGACATGAAGCCGGAGGATCAATTTCTCGCGATCGCGGACGCTATCGCCAAACTTCCGACGGCAGCAGAAAAGGCGGCTGCCACTGTCGCGATATTTGGCAAATCTACTTCGGAAATGATCCCATTGCTTGGTGAAGGCGAAAAGGGCATTCGGTCACTCATGGAGGAAGCCAAGAACCTCAAGATTGGTATCAGCACAGAAGATTTGCAGTCCATTGCAAAAGCCGATGACGCAATGGCGAGAATGAAATCATCCCTGTCTTCAGTCGTGTCAAATATCGCGGTAAGTCTCGCCCCAGTCTTTGAACAGGTAAGTAATTCGCTGACAGCAATTTTGCCACAGATATCTGAAATGGCGAAGAGCCTAAGCGGTGTTTTGGCGGAGGCCCTTAAAACGGTTGGCGACATGGTTGACGCTGATGTGATTCCGAAGCTCAAAGAGTTTTTGACGATCACGGCAGACCTGCTGGCAAAGTGGTCGGCCATGCCTGAAAAGTGGAAATTTCTCGGAGAGGTAATCGCGGCAGCAATCTCGTTAGCGGTTGAAACGATCAAAGCCGACTGGCGTGAAATGCTAGACGACATGCTGGCAGCGACGGCAGAAAAAGCCAAGACGCTCATGGGAATGTTAAACCCAACGACGTATTCAAATTCCGTTCTGGACTATTTGTCAAGTGCTGAAAATGCTGACTACTCTGGAGGCGTTGGAGCGGGCGCGGAATCTCCGCAAGCGAAAGCTGAGCGTAAGTTTGAAAACCTGATGCGACAGCTTAACGGCGAGGCTCCAGTTGCTGGACCTGACGGATCGAAGTTGCGGCCGGATCGCTCGCCGGAAAAACCAGACGCGACGGCAGAAAAGCTCAGGGCCGCGATGGCCGGAAACACCCCGGCCGGAGGGAAAGACCCAAATGTCGTGGCGACAGAAAAGCAAACAGATAAGCTCGTGCGTGCATTGATGGAGATCAAGCCGCAGCCTGTTATTGGTATGGGGCTGGTGGGGCCATGAAAGCAAAACTTATTGTCAGGCGATGGGAAGAAACCGCAATGCACTGGCCGCTGGATAGGCGAGACGCAATCCAGTTTGCGAGGGCAACGCGAAGCAATCCGGACGATGCTAATTCGCCAATCGTAGGACTGTGGGCCGTATACGGGAAAGGCACGATCCTTGAAGGCGATTCGGCAGAAAAGGCAATTGCTCAAGGCGTTGCGGAAGAGGTGACTGAATGACAATTACCTACCTCGGAGATAATCACGGGCCTGCCACGAACACCAAAGGCCAGCGAAGCTATACAAGAACATTTAAGCTGACGACATCAGCCAAGACTGAGCGAGCCTTTCACGTCGGATCACATGCCTCATTGCCAGTGATCGGTGAAGTACATCCTGACGACGCCGGAGCGTGGTGTACGACGTTGCAGGTAGACCCGTCTGACCCGTGGAAGGGCTGGACAGTAACGGCAGAATACTCAACAGAACGAGAACTGGCAGAAGACCCCACAAATGATCCCGCAGAAATCACGTGGGGATACGAACAGTTTCAGAAACCGGCCGTCACAAACTATGCTGGGCAAGCGATTCTGAACAGTGCTGGAGATCCGTTCGACCCGCCGATCATGATCGATGATTCCAGGCCCGTGGTGACGATTTCAAAAAACCTTGCATCTGTTCCGGTTTGGGTGTTTACGTACCAAGACGCAATTAACTCAGGATCGTTTACGGTTGATGGAATCACTGTTGCTGCTGGTCTTGCGAAGATGCAAGACATCAAGATCGTTCGTCGCCAGTCTCGAAATGGCACGTCGTATAGAACAGTGACGTTTTCCATTCATTTGCAGAAACTTGGATGGTCATCCAAGCAGTTAGACGCAGGATTTCGCCAAATCGGTTATGGCGGCGGGAGAGAAAATATTCGCAACAGCGTCGACGACGAACTACCAGCTGCGCCAGTTCCCATCAGCGCCGGGGCTGCTCTTAATGATCCAGATCCAGCGACGGCGGTTTATCGCACGGACGTTGTTTATGAGTCCAAGGACTTTTCAGTATTGCCACTGACATGACAGAACCGGCAATTGGGTTTAACAAAGAGGGATACGAGGAATACAAGCAGATCGCGCGTGAGGTGTCGCGTAGGATCATGAATGAGGGGTCGCACAGAGGGCGATGGCAGCAGAGAGAAGGCGGCGGTTCAGCCGGCGGTCACACCATCTGGTTCACAATCACTGATGTCCTTTGCCCTGATACCGACTACGTTTCCGAAACGACATTGGTAGCCACTGCAACGTACTACAACCAAAGCTGCACAGGCACGCCACCAGGAGCAAACGACGACGGCAGTTACAACATCACCGACTTTTGCAGCAATTTCGTCGGCCTCACTCCGGCAGATCTGATCGGGACGAGCGGCAAGGCGACGTATGCTCACCCGCTGACCGGATCATGTGTCCCGAAGTGGTTTGTCGACTTCCTCTGTGCGCAGCCAGATTGCTGACATGACTCCGAACTACCTCAAACGACCGGCAACAACACGCCTCAAACCATGTGCGGAACGCATGGTCGAGACGTGTGACAACGCTCCTGCCGACAGTTGCTGCGGGGTGATTCCCTGCAAACTCTGCCTTGAATGGGAAACCTACGACGACGGAATCGCTTATGGTTCTGCGGACTTCGCCGGTTCATCGTGGACAGGAACAGTTGGCGGTCATTCGTTCGTGTCGTATTGGGAACGTGAAATCCTGCCAGACATTATCCCGCCAGTCAGTAGCAATTCGATCGGGATGCCGTTTGCCCTGATCGAAGCGGGCACATACACGATGGGCAGCCCCGGATCGGAAACCGGGCGAGATGCCGACGAAACCGAGGTCTCAACAAGTGTCGATGAATTCGTGATCGGTACAACTGAGGTCACGCAATCGCAGTACCTAACTGTGCGAGGATTGAGTCCGAGTCATTTTAGCGGCAGCGGCAGGCCAGTTGAAAAAGTGTCTTACGCGGATGCTCTGGCATTTTGCGCGGCGTTATCCGCACTGCCGGCCGAAATTGCAATGGGCAGATCCTACCGGCTGCCGACCGAGGCTGAATGGGAATTTGCTTGCCGAGCTGGGACAACGACAGCCTACAATTTCGGGGCAAATTCTGCGGACCTTCCAGACAATGGTTGGTTTGTCACAAACAGCGCGGCAGAAACTCACGATGTGGGCGGCAAGCCGGCTAATGCTCAGGGCCTTGTCGACGCTCACGGCAACGTCTGGGAGTGGGCACAAAACTCAAGAGCAGACGGTTCTGCCGGTGATCAGGTCATTCGCGGTGGCGGCTGGAATTCCACTGCTGCGGAATGCAGATCAGCAAACCGCACACTGATTGCCGAAACGACGAAACGAAACGACATCGGCTTTCGGGTTGTGATGGTTCGGTCCCCAATACCTCAGTTTGGCGAATGCGAATATGTCGTTACGCTTGACGACGAGGAAGTGTACCGTGCGACCTGTTACGAAGGGGCATCTTGTCGCAATCCATCCGGCGACGTTGACGTGGCAACGGCCTACCTGCAGGGCACGTTACGCTGGTCCAAATTTGACCCACGAGAACTGGCACTCATCGTCGATCCTGACACGGGCTGTCGAGACTTCTTTTGCGGAACGTGTCGATGCACTTGTGAATGCCTTTG